ATGACTATATAGATGATCTACAAGGATTTAGTAGTGTTCAAGACGTTAAAGAAATAATATATTGTAATCAGAGGATATATCTCAGTCATTATCCGCACAGAAGTTGGCCCGCTAGTCATAAAGGATCATGGATGCTATACGGTCATGTACACTCTCGTTTAAATAATGAGGACTTAGCATCAAACAGATTAACTCTTGACGTTGGTGTTGACAATACAAACAATTACAATAAACCATTCGGACAGCCGTGGAGTTTTAAAGAACTACAAAAACTCTTTTCTAAAAAACATAGGGATGTGTCAAAATGAAACTATTACTAGAACTAGCATTATGGGCCGGTGGATTTGGTATTATCGGCTACAATAACTGGCAGATAGGCATTGGTGTATTTTTACTAATATGGGCTAATAATATGGAATGGACTAGACGATCAGATCAAACCATATTTAATAGCCTAAATAATATGTCAAAACACTTTACTGTACATCAAAGAGAATAACATGATCATTCGTAGTACAATAAATAGTCCTTGTGATGGGCGTATGTACTACACATATAAAAGTATGGGTAAAGAATACAAAGAATACTTACCCAAAAGCAGAACTAGACTAAGCGAATATAATACTGAAATAATGATAGAGGAGTTAAAAAAAGACCCAACAGTTAAAAACATATACGTATATAAAATTCTTTATCATGACGACCAAATATCTATCATCGCAAATCCACATAAGCCTATCGACTTATTAAGATGCGAAGATGATGATTAGCGGGAGTAACTCAATGGTAGAGTGAAAGATTTCCAATCTTTATGTTGAGGGTTCAAGTCCCTTCTCCCGCTCTTGACAAAACAAACTATATGGTCTATAATAGACAGGTATGAACAAACCTAAATTCGATAGTTTTTGGATAGCAGATATCATTGTTGTGATTATCATATATTTAGTCTGTTATTTTTGGCTATAATGTTATATATCAAAAAAACGCCGTACAATTCTTTTTGCGTCAGTGCCGATTGTACCAGAGAACTTGCACGATCTTTTTTGCGTTTTCAAGAATATTATGAAAGTCCTAACGATCAATTCAGAGGAAAGGTTTTTACTTTAGGTCAATATAAACACTGGTATGAACAAAAGTACGGATGGTTTTCGTATGAAACAGATTGGTCTGGATTTAATATACACAGCTATGTTTTAGAGCCTTTTCAAAAGGGTTTATTTGATCCTCTGACCATAGAAGAACAAAACTTATTAGGATTATTCACAAATGCTCCTCAAGACAAGTTTTATATTATAGGAGCAAACGATCAAGAAACACTAAACCACGAACTCAACCATGCGCTATATGCCTATAACCACATTTATGCACGCGAAATTAACAAAGTTTTTGATGCTAACTTAGAAAGTATCAAATATGCTTTTGAGCATCTTTTAGATAAAGGGTATTGCAAATATCTATTGTATGACGAACTACAATCATATATACTAGATGATGAAGAAACAGTAGTGGGTCTAATCAAAAAACCAGAGGTAATAGAGCAGGTAATGCTTCTGTACAACAAATTTTCGGAGAAACATTATGAGACTTGATTTAGCTATAGATGTGTCTAAAGGAGATACTCTTTATAATTGTTTTATGCAACCATTGGTGGTTGCTGATGCACAAATAACAAGATGTGACGATGATCATATTAACAATATCAATTTTGTAGTGGTGGATACTGGTTTGCAATCTGCCGTATATAATTATAGTAATTTATACTTTGGTGATCTAGAAGACGAAGATGATGCCGAACAATCATGGGTGAATTGGGCAAAAAATAACAAAGATTTTTTTGATACATTCGATCATATCGAAACGATAAAAGAAATATATCGTATAGGTTTTTATAATGGGTTTGAGTATCAAAAATATACTAGCTATTTAAAGGAAATGCAAAAATGAACCAAAAATATTTCACAAGCCCGCAAAGATTTGAGTTTATGAGATCAATAAGAAAAAAGAGTTTTGAAGATAAACAGATCACAGAAGAACAATTAAAACAATGGAACGAATACATAGATGAATGTAAAAGAAAGGATGCAACACCATATATGACAGAAGGAACTTCTTTGGAGTATGATCTTAGATACTCAGAAAACATAGCAAATAAATGTAAGACTTCTGATGTATACAGTCAAAATTTATATGCCGCTATGTGCAATAATCAATTTGTTCATGGAGATGGTGCGGTATGGTCTTGCTCTTGGAGAAGTGCCGGAGGTATTGTTGCCAACTTAAGAGAAGAAGGAGATTACATTAATTGGTATTGTAGTGGTATAGGTGTTGATGAGTTATATATGCCAGAAGGGTCTGTAACAGAAGAAGTGAAGAAAGACATTGAGGATTTGGGATGGACAATTGAGGAGGCATCATGAGTTGGGACGGAACATTTAAGTATGAGCCAATGAATCCCACTAAGATCAATGAAATTCTTTCCGAATACAAAGGAACACCTGTATTAGACTATATCATAGAACTATACAGGCTCATAGAATATCAAAGAAACAGGATTGTTCAACAAGAAAAACAAATTATAGCGATAAAGCATACTGAGGCATGGAAACAATACGATAAACCAATTGAAAATTATAACTCTAAAACTAGAAAATACGATATTTAAGGACAAAATAATGCTTTGGAAGGAAGTAAAAACATGGGCAAAAGAACAAGGATACAAGACCGACAGAAAAAAAGTACCAGACTCAACAAACTCTTATCACTATACTTGGTTTAAAATAGAGGATGAGACTATTAATGGCACAGCAACCAGCGTAAGCAAAGTCGCAACCGCCATATATAATCATATAACAGATAATGCCCATCTTGAATATCAGCTAGAATACAAAGAAAAACAATCTCAGCAGGATATCGATCATGAAATCGAAGGATGGTAAAAGGCTCAAGATACAGATGGTTCCTATAACTTTGGCTAGCTTGATAGGTTCCGCTATTAATGGTATTATAGCATATATTGCGGTTTATTTTTTTAAGCCCTTATGGGATAGGCTGATGAAGTGGTGGGTTAGATGAGTACTTGTATACATTGTAAATTAGAAATAGATTTAGATAGGCTAGAATTTTTACAAGAATTTAATAAGCCACTTACTTGTAAAAAATGTTCTATGGAGCAACCTGTTGCTGGTTATAAAGACAAGCCAAGACTAGTTAAGAGCAAGACGGATGCTCAACTAAAGAAAATCAAAGACAAATACGAAGAGGTCAAACAGGCAAATATTGATTTTGCCAAGAGAGAACTGAAAGCATATAAAAATTTTTGGAAAGAAGTATCCAAAAAAAGAAACAATAAAAGGAAACATAATGGGCGTAAAACTTATTAGTGTCACTCCAGACGCAGAAAAATTAATGGCATATTGCGCTAGAGTATCCAATCCGCAAGGACAGTTAAACGACAATTATGCTAAATTACTCAAATACTGTATAGATCACCAACATTGGAGTATTTTTGAGCAGGGATTCATGACTGTGGAGATCAACACCACAAGAGGTCTTGCGGCTCAGATTTTAAGACATAGAAGTTTCACGTTTCAAGAATTTTCTCAGAGATATGCCGACACAACATTGTTATCTGAAGATATTCCATTGTTTGAATTAAGAAGACAAGATACAAAAAATAGACAAAATAGCATAGATGATATGGAAGATGAAATCAAAGTCAAGTGGAGAACAAAAATTCGTGAACATTTTGCTAGGTCTAAAGCCATATATGACGATATGCTTAAAGACGGCATAGCAAAAGAATGTGCAAGATTTGTTTTACCTTTGGCTACTCCTACGCGACTTTATATGTCTGGCAGCGTTCGTTCTTTTATTCATTGGATACAATTAAGATCTAGTAACGGAACTCAAAAAGAGCATATGGATATTGCTAATCAGTGTAAAGATATTTTTTGTCAACAATTTCCTATCACATCTGAGGCTTTAGGGTGGAATTATGAATCAGTATAATATTACAGCTCAAGTTTATGAATCTAGAGATATTGACAAACAAACGCTATTGATTAACCAAGTTATTAACGGACGCTCTCCAGAAGAAGCGTCAGATAATTTTAAAGGACAAAACGCTACAGAGTTTAAGGTTATCAAAATCTATTCAGTGGAAAAAATTTAGGTGGATACTAAGCAAAACTTTATAGTAAAAGCCGTAAGAGAATTGTTGTCTCATAATTTCTCTGTTTTATTACACAATAAAACTAACATAGACGGTTATGGTGGTTGGTTTGGCAACGACGAGGGAGAAGAAGAATTTGTTGTTGCCATGAAACACCCTATGGGTTTTGAAATTTTTATTCATGAATACTGCCATTTTCTACAGTGGAAACACGACAGGGAGTTTTGGGAAAGTTCTACAGAATTTTATGACATTTTATTTGACTGGATAGCCAAGCCGGATATGGTTGCATCAGAAGAAAATTTACAAAAAAGCCTACAAACTATTTTACTTTTAGAACACGACTGTGAAAAAAGAGTTTTGAAACTTGTCAAAAATAATCCTATAGAAAATTTTGACACAAGTAAGTATAAAAAAGCTGTTAATGCTTACTTATGGAGCTATCATCTTAATCTAGAATTAAGACAAAGACCAGTAAATCCTATCTATTCTGACAGAGTATTGTCTCGTATGCCAGATATTTTTGTTGATAACCTAGAGTATTATCTGGATAAAAATAATTTAACCGATGAAATGAGACAAGGATTATTGCTGGAATATCAAAAAGACTCAAGTGGGTCTTGACCAAGTGACGATGGTATGGTATGCTAATGGTACTTAGGGAGTTTTTATGATTCGACCGGGACTTTGTTGTATCTCTTTGACTTTGCAGGAGCGTGATCCTCCTGTGAAGTTTCAGACTATCACCTTCAAGCGTTTTAATAGTTTGCAGCGAGATGAAGCCCTAGAGATTCTAGGAAACAGGATTCTGAATAACATGGTCGCCACGCATGAAATTATTAAATATTGTGCCAACAAAAATTGGTGCTATCGTCTTAGTAGCGATCTAATGCCTCTGATTAGTTATGACAAAGCAAATGTAGACCTTTCCGATCTTCCTAATTATAATCTTATTCAAGACGCTTTTGATCAAATCAATTATACTATTCAGCGTACCAAAATAAGAATATCAGCACATCCTGACCAATTTAATGTATTGGCCTCCACAAACGAACAATCTGTATCAAAAACTATCAAAGAACTAAATCTTATGAGCGGCCTAATGGATCGTTTTGGTCTTAGTGCAGACTATCACACCCCTATTAATATTCATATCAACAATCGCCAAGGAAGCAATGAAGACATTGTGGCTAGATTTATGACAAATTTTAGTAGACTAGACGAGAATTGTCGCAAACGTCTTGTAGTAGAAAATGATGATAAAATTAATTGCTGGAGTGTTCGACAGCTTATAGACGATTTCCATAGTAAAACAAATATACCTGTCACCTTCGATTATCTTCATCATTCCTGTCACTCAGACTTTATGACTGAACAAGAAGCAATTGAAGAATGTTATATGACATGGGGAGATTATAAACCTCTGTTTCATTACAGCGAAAGCAGAGAAGGCAATAATCCACGGGCTCATGCGGATTATGCTGTTAAGCCGATAGAAACATATGGATTAGAATTCGACCTTGACTATGAGTTCAAGGCCAAAGATTATGCTATAGAGAAACACTATCAATCATTTAAGGAGATATTTGCGTGAGTGCTTGGCTAATAGCATTAACAGGATTAATATATGTTTATGTGGCTCTAGAGCAAGGCTACAAAGGCAACATAGGTATGTTAATCACATACTTAGGTTACGCCAGCGCCAATATCGGGCTATATATGCTAGCATCTAAATAGGATTTACTTATGAAAAAACCTCAAAAAATCAGCATGTCTAATATTGACACTAAAATTAAAGAGCCGACCAAAATACCCATGCCATCCACGTTGAAACAAGAATTGTTTGATGATTTTGGATATGTGACAACAATTGAGACACAAAACAATCATGAAGATAATCAAAACAGCAATTAAACTTTGCTATGATAGATTTGTACCCAATGCTTTTCAAAGAAGATATCATTTTGCTATAGCGTTTGATGGTAATCGTCCCATTTGTCTCAGCCAAAACAACCCGGTAAAGGTTAATGCCAAGGCTTTAAGAATGGGAAAGATGTTTAATATACAGACTTATAAGGAATTTCCCTATGTTCATGCTGAATCTCATCTTGTTTCTCAATTACTTGATCGCTATAATTCCATTGATACTAATTTGTCAATTGTTGTGGTACGAATTGGACGAGATGGACGAATGAGGTTAAGTAAACCGTGTGAAAATTGTGACAAAATTCTTCAGGCAGTAGGCTTGAATGATATTTATTGGAGCATAGGAGATAATCGTTTTACCGATAGTGATGGCGATCTTATTACTGTAGACAGTCAATATTTTTATAGATATGCGAAGGGCAAATATTATGCTAAGACAAAGAATACATTACTGGACTTGCAGTAAATTTGCTGACTGGATTAGAGGAGAAAAGAAACCATTTGCTCTTGAATGGGGGCAGTGGGACGAATGGAAAGAGGAGCAAAAAAAGAAAAGACCATTTAGGTTTTGGCTTAGTGATACATTTTTAGGATGGTTACAAAATATAGTTTACTATCCTTCTGATCTTTATTATAGCATTAAAATTTATATTCGTAATCGTTGGATAGACAAAACACATGTTATTCAAACAGGTTTTAAGCCAGGAAAATATTATGAGATCGATGACAAAATGCTTCATGGCTTATTTACTGAATTAGTAGATTTTGTAGAAATAGAATTAGCAGCAAATATGATGTGGTTCAATAGGAATAAATATAAAACCAAAAAAGGAAGATGCTTGGAGGCTGCCAATGATTATTTTGAATGGGCCAACAATCTCAAAGAGAAAAATGATCAAGGGAAAAGGGTATTAACAGAACAAGCAAAATCTTCAAGACAAATACAAAAACTATATGAATGGTGGAAAAACAAAAGATCAAATAGATTAGATCCATATGTTGCTAGTGGATATAATGACACATTTAAAGACGACGATGATATTTTTAAGTTTTCTCCCACAAATACAACCAAACGTAAAAGAGCCTTGACTAAATTAGAGAAAATAGAAAAAGACTATGACGAAGAAGACACTAATATGCTGATCGAGCTTATTAAAATTCGTCACCATCTGTGGTCATAAACTTTAAAGAACGGCTTGACAAACGCCGATAGTATGGTATAAACACGATACATTCCTTTCACAACGGAGGTTTAACGTGCTGTGCCGATACTGTAGAAGCATGATCGATAATGATCGTTTAGAATTTTTGACTGAATTTAATCGTCCTATGGTTTGTAAAGACTGTTCAACAGAGCAACGTGCAGTAGGCTATATGGATTTTGCCCATAAAACTGCCCCTAGTTTAGTTATGGTTCCAGCAAACGCTAAAGAAACTATTCGTAAACTTGATAGAGCAAACAGGAGAGCCCGATGAATAATATGACTTGGTTAGAACTATATAACTTTTTACACAAAAAGGCTAATGGTATTCATAGTATTGGCAGCCTAGATTGGAACAGTCCGGTAAAGATATATGATGCTATGACAGGAGATGAATCAAATTGTGATACATATTATCTAACAGATAACGACAATGAACACCTAGTTTTGATGACCAACTTTGAGGAAGGACGCTGCGAATAATGGATTTGGAAATCGAGAACCTTTTGTTTAAACAAGTAGAACGACCAAAGAATTATTTGATGACAAAAATTATCAATGTCTATGATAATAGATACAGAATTAATGTATATACAGAAACAGAAGAAGATAATCTCTTGAAAAAGAGAATAGCGTCTAGTTATTTTTGTCACTATAGTCCAGGAGAATTGATCATTATACCTGACAAAGACAAACAAGACCCCGCCATTAAAAGAAAACGTGGCTACTGAGAGTCTCTGCCAAAATTTCTAAAGTTTGCTACTTGACAGCGACGATATATGCTGTATACTGGTGATATGTTCGTAACTCACAGGAGAATTGAAAATGGGACTTGGTAAAGGTAAAAAAGCGTGTCCTAAGTGCGGAACCGTCACTGGGCCTAGAGCGTATTTTTGCAAAAACTGTAATACTCCTTTTGTATTCAAAGTAAAAAGCAAAGAAGCAAAAAATACAAAAATTATTAGGGATTTTAACTGGAAAGAATTGATCAAGGGTGATCGTATTAAAGTTGCTGGTGGTCCTTACTACGTTTCTAGGGGTGAATTTATTCCTATGGGATATCGTGGTCGTTTTGTTGTAGACAGTATTGATGAACACGGTATCAGGGCTTTTGGTCTTGACAAACACGCTGGTTTTTGTCACATTTATATGGGGCCGGATATTCAGAACAAAGAAACCAAGGTCTGGAAGATTAAGCATAAACTTTTGAAACTCAAACAAAAAGAAGTTGTCGCATGAGTTTAACCAATCAGCAGCAGCATCAACTAAATAAATTAATTGACTATAGAGATCAAATCACCAGTAGTCTATTTCATATTGAAAGAATTATCAAAGAGTATTTTCCAGAGGAATTTGATGTTGCTTATCAGCACTGGATTCCTCAAATAACGACGGCTCTTTATGAGGACAAAAGATGGCTGCCAAGAGGCGAACAAACTATGCAACATACGATTAATAGGCTTTTAGATAAATCTAAAGAAAAAACTGATCAAAACGTTTCTAGGTTCATTTAGTTTTGGGGTATTATTATGTCAGACAATCAAATTTATTCAATAACTGATTTGGATGGATATGCTTCGTCGATTAGAGTCAGCGTAGCCAATTCGTTTGCAGAAGACCACACAGAAGATTTGGATGAATATATAACTATAGAGCAATCCAAGGATATTATCATTGGCTATAGTCTTGGTCAAGATGAAGACGGTAATTATTTGGTTGATGAAGAGTCTTTCAATGACGCTTTTGACGATATTAGAGAATGGTTTTACGAGGCCGGTTTATCTAAATTAGCAGCAAAAGGTTTGGTCGAATGTGCTTGGGATGATGATCTCAATCAAATGATCTTCTGGATATCAGAAAATGACTCGCCTAAATCCTCAACAAATAGCGGATCTGAAATCTGAAATAGACGAAATAAAAGAATATATAAACACAGATTTGTGTCGAAAATGCGAGGAGATGTCAAAAAGACTAGAAGAATGTGAGAGGAAGTTGAACGATGCAAAAAATTAGTCAAAAAAGACGCAATATCTTACGAAAAAAAGGTAAACTCAGAGATGGCATAGAGTTGTGGGTGGATAAGCATAATCATAAACTAGAATTGGTGCGTACTCTGAATGGATTTATAGGAATAATTTTATCTAGTATTATTATGTTAAAAGTGTTTGGTATTCTATGAGAAGTATTCATCCTTTTACCTATATTATTTTAGGTTTTTTGTGTCTATCTTTAGGTTTTAATCTTTTACAGAAATCAGAGAATCATAGACTACGCAAGATGTTGGATAAAAAATCTCATCCTATTATTATTGACCTACCAGACCCTTATCCATATCCGAATCATCACAAAAACAACGGAATAAGAAAAACCTTTAATCACACAACATAGGGGGCGTAAAGGTATCGATTGGATATAGAAGATTATGTTAGCAAGTAGTGGTTGGTGGACAGGCCACTTTAAAAGTCTACCAAATGCTTTAACTGGCACAAATCAGTTAGCCCTTGCTGCTTAATAAATAGCAGTAACAATCTTAGAAAGCGATGAAGGTAGCGTTCAAAAGATTGTCGTAAAATCCTTCGGCTGCTAGAATATCCAACGGGTTCTAGCCTGAGATTTGTTGGTACGGAAAAGTAAATGTTGTTTGTTCTTTAACTTTTCTTAAAATTTTATGAACAAAATAAACTTGTAGAATATGTAATTAGAAATATCGCAAGAAATGGGTTCGACTCCCATCGCCTCCAATATTATATGAGAAAAATTTGTACATATTGTGGCAAAAGAAAGAACCTTAAAAGTTTTCCCAAGCACAGTATGTACAAAGACAATCTTGATAGCAGGTGCAAACACTGTATAAAAAAACACACAAAGATCAGAAACAAACTACATAAAAAAGCCCCACCAAAACCAGATGTTTGTGAATGTTGCGGGAAAGTGCCTTACAAGTGGTGTTTGGATCATGATCATTCTGATAATAGTTTTAGGGGCTGGTTATGTGAACCGTGCAATACTGGCATAGGTAAACTTGGAGACACACTAGAGAGTATAGTAAAAGCATTCAATTATCTATATCAAAGCAAGAAGAATAAATAGTTTATGTCGTTATCGTTACAAATAGAAAATTTAGAACCTAGATATTGTTGTGCTATAGATAGCATTATGGGGCCGATATCCCCGATACCAACTAACAGTATACCTCTATTTCCAGATCATGCTGTTGTAGATTTTTCTTTGGATGAATTATATCAGAACATTATTGTAGACGATATTGTTGAAGCCAAAGAGATCAAATCTTTAATAAGTCATACAACAGAAGATGATGATATCATTGACAGATTTGAGTTCTTACAACTAAGACGATATATAAAAAACATGGTTATGCCAGACCATGTAGAGTATTTATCTATGTCCGCAGTATATGGTCACGCAACCAATGCTTCGATAGGCAATTTGCAAATGTGGGATGGAAAAGAGAAAGTTTTTTCCTTAATAGATAAGTGGTTTAACGGTAATGATTTACCATATCAAAATCATGGTCTTTATGAAACTATTGAAGGAGAATTGTTTGTAGACGGAATATCTGCTCAAGACGCCAAACAAGGAATTTTAAATGATTGTTATTTTATTACAGCCCTAGGTTCTATTTCACAAAATTCTCCAGAGACAATAGAGAACATGTTTCATGAAATAGACACTAATGTTTGGGCTATTGGTTTTTATGATAATTATAGAAATAAACATTTTGTCAGCGTAAATAATAAGTTACCTGCTAATTCTAGCAAAGATAGCGTTTTTGCTTCTTTTTCCGGTAATGAATTATGGCCTTCTCTTTTAGAAAAAGCATATGCTCAGGTTAGTCAAAATAAGGGATTTCGCTCCAAAGCAATAAATGATTATTACAATATAGAGTGGGGGGACACTTCCAGAGCGATATATCACATTACACTTCAAAGAATGTCAATTATTAAAGGAGACGTAAAAAATCAATACATTTCATATCTTGATCAAAACATACCAATTACTGTATCGTACAGAAATCATACATATACATTCGAATCGTATGATGCATCATCTGACAAATTCTTTTTAAGAAATCCATATCAAACAAATCACATAAACATGACATGGGAAGAATTGAAAAATATTGGCATTGTTGGAGATAGACAAGGAGGATATTTGGTTCAAATAAATAAGACATAAAAGTGTATATAGATTATTAATAGGAGATTTATAAGATGCTTATTAAAAAATCTATAGAACACTTAGATGCGAATCGTATGACGTATTGGCAACATTTTTTATTTGCTTGTAGTCACGGTATTAGGTGTATAAAGGCTGGGTCTTTGCTGATAATACACAGCATTGTACCTGGACTTTTTCCTAAAACAGGATCAACATTGGTAAAGAAACTCAATAAGAGCTTTACCGATCACTTAAATGAAACTTCATAATCATTTTTATTATTTAGAACCAAATGATTTACAGATAGTTTTGGATGCGTTAGATATTCTACACAAACAAATGAAAACGCATGAGCAATTAGGAATAAAAACTCCGTACAGTCAAGCAGATGTTGAGATGGTGCTGGAGGCACTGAAAAATAGCAACAAGTACAAATATTAAAGATTTGGCTTGACAAGCACCGATAAGTGTGTTACACTAGAGGAGACACAGGAGACTTTTGGAAATGAAGAACGATCATCATTTTGATTATGTTTGGGGAATGGTTCGTGATCTGCGGGCTACCAGCAGCACTATTGATAAGCAAAATATTATTGAGGATTATTGCAATCATAAAAGCGAGGCAGCAACCTTTGCTAAAAATATTCTGCTTTATACATATCATCCTTTGTGGCAATATAATGTAACCAGTGATAATATCAAAAAGAAATCTCATCTGAAAGGTAAAGATTTTGGAAGCATCTATTTTTTGCTTAACGCTTTAAAAGATCGTCAAATTACGGGACACGATGCTATAGGGGCGGTGAATACTTTTATTGATAAGTATCCTGATTGCGATGAACTTATTTATTGCATTATAGATAAAGACCTGAAAACCCGTGCTGGTGATAAGATTATAAACAAGGCTATTCCAGATCATATTCCAGAGTTTAGTGTTGCCCTAGCCGATAAATATGATCCAAACATTGTAGACTGGAAGGACGGATGGTATGTTAGTAGGAAGATCGATGGTGCTAGATGTATTGCTATTGTTGACGATAATGGCAACGCTTCTTTTTATTCCCGCACAGGAAAGACTTTTGAAACTTTGGATATTGTTGCTGGTGGCATTAAGGCTCTCGGTATATCTAATGTAGTATTGGATGGAGAGTTGTGTCTGCTAGATGAGGATGGCAATGAAGATTTTCAAGGAGTAATGAAAGAACTCCGAAAGAAAGATCACACCATCCAGAATCCCTCTTATAAAATTTTTGATATGATCAATCATGATGAATTCTATAGTAAAAAGGGAGAAAAAAATCGACCGTTCAGTATCCGTTTAAACAACCTAAAAGAGACTATGAAAAAGAACGAGTGCGACTGCCTGAGTCTGCTAGAGCAGGTACGGGTGGACACTGACGATGATTTTGAATCTCTTATTTCTTATTCTAGCGAAGAAAAGTGGGAGGGTCTTATGCTTCGTGTAGATACCCCCTACAAAGGCAAACGAAGCAAAGAACTACTAAAATATAAAAGTTTTAGTGATGACGAATATGAAGTAGTTGATGTTGAAATGGGGCCATTTCGCTATGTAAAAGATGGTGCAGAGTGCGAGGAGACAATGCTATCATGTGTGACAATCATGCACAAAAATCATCCTGTTAGGGTAGGTTCCGGTTTTAGCATTGACCAGAGACAGGACTTTTATAAGCATCCTAAAAAGATCTTGGGTAAGATTATTACTGTCCAATACTTTAGTGAAAGTCAAAACCAAGATGGTGGAATTTCTCTAAGATTTCCGACCTTCAAAGTACTACACGGTTCTTCAAGAACAATATAATTATACCGGTGTATTTCTAGAATATATATTCTGGAGATATTATTGATGTATAAAATTATATTTAGGTCTATTTTTTATCACTGGTTAATTTTGTTGATAGGAATATCTATAGGATTTATTACGAACGCTGAATGGATTGGATACAAAAGTGTTCTGATAGAAAGATCTATTAGCAATATATTCTATCCCTTAGAATTTACTAAAGAGATAGAAGATCGAGTTAAGGATATCGGTGCGTCTAAAATTTTTACAGAACTTGGGTATCCAAATGATTTCGAAGTTTTAGGAGATGTTGTTTATTATAATGATGAATTCTACTGGTGCAAATATAAGTATAGGGACAAAAACAATAGATTGAAATTTGGAGAGTCTACTACGAGAGTAAGATGGAAAACCTGGGAATACAATTATGGCTCAGAAAAAGAGGTAGTGGATACAGAAGATAAACTAAAAGAGTCTGTTAAAAAATTAAACGAGTGGCACTCAAAAATTAGAGAAGCTATAAAACAAGCAGACCAAAAAGAAAAAGAACTACTGAGACAAGAGGAGTTGCCTAATACGCAGCACTCTACATAAAACTAAAGAATCAGACTTGACAAGCCGATATCAGTAGTATAGAATGGATAGCGTCACAGGCATTGGAACTTTTTGGAGAATACTATGGAAACCGTTTTGGAAAAGAAGGAAAAGAAAACAACGTATTGTAGGAGTAAAGCTGATGAATTTTTTGCAAACTTTCCTAAAGATAAGATCGTATCCTACAA